AAACTGACGTCTTGTAACACCTACTATTGTATCTGTAACTAATGATGACCAACCACCTACTTTTTCAGGTAAATTATATCTAAATCTTACATTATCACAATCAACCCATCTGTTTTCTGCACCAGATGTTGTGTCTTGTTTATCAATTCCCGGTAAGACTTTAAAATCAATTAGAGACATGATTCATGCTCCTATATTTTATCTTTGTATATCCAGCCTCTAGTTGCATTGACATACACTAAAGTAAATGCAGAACCATTGACACTTACTACTAAATCTGAAGCGGCACCTAAAATTTTAGAACTGTTTCTACCGATTGTTAAATTGTTAGATGCAAATGCATTACCGCTATCTATGAAATGTACTTCATTACCTATTGCAGGGGATGCGGGTAAATTAATTGTAACTGCAGTACCAATACCACTTCCTGAAGTATTAACTAAAATTTGATCACCGTTAACTGCTGTATAAGTAGCTGAAGGTGTATAGTAACCTTTAGTCTGTAGTTTTCCTGTAATATTTGTTCCATCAGAATATAAAACTGTTGTTGATCCTACAGGTAAAGAAAGACCTGTTCCTGAAACTGTTTTAACTGTAAGTGTGTAATTAGATGCTGATCTTGCTGTTGCATCTTCTACAATAAAAACTCTTTCAGCTCCATCAGGCATAGTAACTGTTCTGTTAGCAGTTAAAGTTCCTGTTAATTTATAGTATAAATTTTTACCATTTGCTGTTGCATGAGTTGCAAGAGATAAAGCAACATCTCCCGAACCTACTGCAAGTGATAGATAACCACTAGCTGCTTGTTCTAAAATCTGTAAGTTTGTATTAGTAATAGTTCCCCATGTACCAGATTTTTCACCTGTTGTTATGAGTTCTAGTTTTAAATCTGTTGATGTACTTGATGCCATAATTCTCCTATTCGTCTGGATCTATCGGTACCCAAACTTGATTTACTCCTGGTGGTATTGGGTTCCATGATATCACACTTACAGTGCTATTTGCAAGGTTTATTTGATTACCTGTTATAGGAACTATTATAGGAAAAGCAATAGTAGTATTACCAACTGAAATATTTAATTTGTTTCCTGTTACAGCTATGTTTAAATCCTGTATGTAAGGACTTGAAAAAGGTGCTGCTGAAAATGATGTTGATCCAAATAACATTACGGTGTCTGTATCCTTGTCCAAGTTTGAGAAACGCCTGGTACCACACCATCCCATTTCTTAACATTAATAGTAGTTGGAGTAGCTATTTCTAAACCAACACCTGAAGGTAAAACCTTAGCTTTTGCTAAAATAGTTACTGTTCCGGTAGATAAATTTTGTCTATTAGTTGTAACAACTACTGTAGCATTAGCTTTGGTTGTAACATTTCCTATAGTTAAATCAACTCTACTTCCCGTAACCGAAACATTAGCTTCTCCAGTAATTGTAACTGTTCCACTATCAACATCAACTCTTGTACCATTTGGTAATACAGTTGCTTTACCTATAATAGTTGGATCTCCAGAATCTAAATTAACTCTTGATCCTGTTACCGGATACCTGAATGCATAAGTAGGGCTACCGGTATCAATATCTAATTCACTGCCGAGTAATGCAACAACTGCTTCTGCAACAACTGATACATCTCCGGTATCTGCATTAATTCTTGATCCAGTGACATCGTATTTAAATGCGTAAGTTGGTGTTCCTGTTGCAAAGTTGAATTGATTTCCTGTTGGAATGACGTTTGCAGCTGCTGTAATAGATACAGCTCCTGTTGCAAGTTCTGTTGCAACACCTGTTACATCAACTCTTTGGTTGACTCTAATTTGAACATTACCGATTGTGAAATTTAATCTACTACCTGTTACACCAAAATTAGCTGCACCACTAATGGCAACTGTACCCGTTGATTCATTTACTCTTGAACCGTTTACTTCTACATATGCGTATGGAGGAATGCCTTGTGAAGCAAAGGCTGCTTCAGAGAAAGCCGTAGCACCGAAGTACATGGTCTACGCTCCTGATTTCGGATATTTATTTTTAGTAGCTGTTCGTTTAGCTTGTAGTTCTGTAAGTGTATCGCCACCATCTAATAGTGCATGAATACAATCTTGCAAAGTTGGATATTCTTTTTGTCTATTTCTTTTCCATTCTTCAGCATCATACTCAGCTTGTAGTTCTGTCATCTTAGTTTCTATGTCAGCTTTAGAAATAGGTGTTGTTCCATTTAGCCAAGTAATTTGATTAATGTCATCTGCATTTACAGAAAACTCTGCACTTGGATTTATTTTTAATATTGCTTTATCTATCATAAATTATCCTGCTATTTCGTATGCTGTTAATGTTGCTATTGTTCTTGGTCTATCTCCTGTATTAGAATCATCTCTACCTCTATTAAAATGATACTTAGTATTAGAGTATGCGTTAACATAAATTGCATAAGTTAGTGATGAGGTACTAGATGGAGAATCTAAATATGATAATGAAAAATTTGCTGTTGCTTCATCCACACCATCATATTCAGATGAATGTGTGCCTGTTCTTGAACCTATACTTGATGGTGTTGCAACTGAAGAACCATCTCTGTAAAGTAGCCAACCACCACCATAATCTCCTTGTCTTCCACAAAAATTTGAAGTGATAAAAATTTTGTTAGATGTTGAAGATGGAGTTATAGAAAGTGAAAATCCTGTTACAGCAACAATTCCAGTAGCAGAAACTGAAAATGTATCAAGTTTAGTAGTTGATACAACTTGCAAAATCTTTCCTTGTCCAGGTGCAACACTTGTTGGTATTGTCCCTGTTATTGCATTCGCTCCGCCTAATCTTGTTATAGCCATAATTTATCCTATCAACGCTTTAATTTC